GAGCTCACTAATCTTACAGTAGCTGTAACCTGTGAGGTGTGTATGTTAGATAAAACTAAACCAAGAACAACTGTAGTTGTACTACCTGCTACAGTATACACAACATAGGGCGTACCTGAAGATGCAGGTTCAGCCGCAAAAGTTACTACTTTAAATGTATTTGCCATCTATTTCTCCTATATCAGCCCAACGCAATGGCGAGAGCCGTAGCCTCATTAGCGATTACTGTGTTTAATGCCGTTCCATCAACGGTTATGGCATCTGCTTCTAATGTTCCGTCAAAGTCACCATCAACAGCATCTATATTGCCTTTAAAAATTGTAGCTGTCACAGTTCCTGTGCTTGGATTGTAGTGTAAATCACCATCTGATTCTAAACCAATATTTCCCCCATCAACATCACCCCCTGCGGTAAATATTATAGCGTTATCTTCATTTGTACTTTCATTGTCTGTAATTGTTACTGTTGTTGCAACCGCAGCGGTTGTAGCATTTGCAACTGTAACTCCTGCAATAACAGTATTTAGGGCTGTTCCCCCTACAGTTATTGCATCAGCTTCCAAAGTACCATCGAAATCACCGTCATCTGCATCTATGTTACCTTTAAATATTGTGGCTGTTACAGTACCTGTACTTGGGTTGTATGAAAGGTTGCCATCCATTTCCAAACCAACATTGCCTGTGCTGTCAGTAGCCCCTTCTACAAAAGTAATAAGATTTTCTTCGTTTGTACTTTCGTTGTCAGTCACTAAAACATGAGCAGAATTTGTTGCGTTTGTAACTGTAACCCCTGCTATATGAGTATCTAATGCTGTTCCATTGACTGTTATCGCATCCGCTTCTAGCGTACCATCTATATCAGCATTTCCTGGTATTTCTAACGTACCCTCATGGGTCAATCGCATCTTCTCAGCCGCTGCTTCTGAAGCTCCTAATTTAAACACCAAATCCGTATTATTAGCATCTGCGGCAAAAGTTGCATCCGCTTCAGCAACGATTGATGCAGATGTTAGTATAGCATCTGTTCCACTTGCTTCATCAGGAGCAGAAAATTCTATTGCACCTAATACACTTCCATCTGTGATTGTAGTATCAGAAGATTGTAACTTTAGTATTGCACCATCAGAAGATTTTAAAGTGACATCATCAGAAGCATCTTTAAAGACTGCTTTGTCAGCAGGATAAGTACAGAATATTGTTCTTGTTCCAGCACTCCAGTTAACCGCACTATCTGAATTAGAACTTTGTAAAATTGTTGTTCTGGCTAAAGTTGTTCCACTCGATGTATATGTTCCAATTCCAACTTCAAAGTTAGTTCCATCTGTACAACAATAATATGTTGTATTTGAATTGCCTACAGAACCAAAAGTTTCAAAACCAGTTACCGCTCCTGCAAGAGTATATGTTCCTGTTCCCGTAGTTGTGGTTGTTTCTTTAACCCTGTCTTTTACTGCTAAAGCCATTACTTCAATTCAACAGTTAAATTAGTTGCGTTAATCCTAAATATATCACCTTCTGCGATTGCTTTGTTTGCATCTAATGCCCCTACAAACAAAATATTTCCACTTGTACTTGCATCTGCTATAAACACATGGGTTATTGTAGATGTTCCATCTGTTCCAGAAGCAGAAAATTCAATGTTAGATGTATTCTTTGCTGTTTGTGTATCTGTTGAATCAGCACCTATCGTTGTCCAAGCCGATGCGGCTACCTGTTGTCTTGCATAATTGGTATAACTCGCTTCTGTTAACGAACCTGTTTCTGCTGCAGATACGGCTGTAGCCAAACCCACATAGATACTGTCTCCTGGACTTGAGAAGCTAAGAGAATTATTTTTAAAAATATAATGTAATAATCTTCTCTCTAAATAATTGGTTGCTGCATTTGAAGTTGCCATATTTTTCTCCTATGTTCTCATTCTTCTAGGTAAACCTTGACGATAAGCATCAGAATTTTCTCTAGTTTCACCTAAATCTTTTAGTCTGCTGATTTCTTCCATAAATCGTTTTTCATATACTGCTAACATGTCAGCTTCTCCCTTCATATAAACATACGCTTCTAAAAGTGATCCGTAAAGCATTGCATTTCTAGCATTCTTACTTAACCACGTTGTTGTTGTGTCACTTGTCATTGACGATATGGTGGTTGTTGCTTCTGTTGTTCCACCCGTAATTGTTTCTCCTGTAGTAAAAGCGGTTGTAGGTACAAGAATTGTAATAGTGTTATCACTATCATTTTTGCTTTCAACATTAGCTGTTGCACCACTAGAAGAACCCGTAATAGTTTCATCCACCGCAAAACTATTTGCTGATCCAACTGTCAATGCAATTGTACTATCTGCTAAACTTGTTGGTCGATAATAATAGTGTAGTTGTGTTGTATAATTAGAATCAGGTGTTGGAGCAATTATAAAGTTATCAACATCAAAACGAGCATAATATTTTGGGGTTCCTGTAGTTGAACTATTTGGGTGGTATTCATGTAAAAAATTAACATCTTTTTCAAGAAGAAAAGATTTAACACTTGAACTGGTAATTGAAAAACTAAAAGAAGCTAAGTAATCTGTTGGTACTGTTAAATAAGAGTCAGACGAAGATAACGCACTTGTTGCATTTTTACGAAAAAATTCAAAATCAACTAATTTAAATACACGGTTTTCAGCAGAACGGACAAAGTCTGTTATGTGTGAAACAAAAGTTGTTTCTGAATTTTCTGTGTAATTTTTTATAGCCGATCTTAATGTTGTTATCGTGTAACTCATTTAACTCTCCAATGTTACTGGTCCTGCTGATGCAATTTTACCTCCACCTTTTACAGAACCTGTTGTAGCTGTTCCAGAAACAGTAACGGTATAGCTATCATCATCAACTACACTCACTATACTATAACCTGAAGCATTTTCCATAACTGTGCTTGTTAAACCATCAAAAGGCTCAACATCTCTAAACCTTATCGTATCAGAAGCTGATCTTCCATGACTTTTTTCTGTTACAGTAATAGTTCCACTACCAGAAGAGCTTGTTTTAAAAGGATTAAGCGATAACCAAACACCCACAGCAGGTTCTGTTCTGTCTGTTCTAGGTTCTCTCAATGCTTCTGGATCAGGAATATGCTGACGAGTTTCTAATTGTGGGTGTTTTGCTTCATACTCTGAAATATGAACAACAGAACCATTCCATTCTTTTGCTCTTTCTTTATATGGAAATCGCATACCGCTCCGATCTGAAATAAAGTGAGAGTATTTACCTCTTGAATAAGCCATTACACAAACCTTTCATAAGGTAATAGCTTTAAACTTGTTCTATCTCTATCTTCACTGGCTGCTCGGTCAAACTCTTCTTCATAAAGTGTTTTTAATATTTGAATTCGATCAGGAGCTCTTTTTAAAGAAAGATAATAAGCCAGCCCTGCAGCAAGACAAGGATAAAATCGAAAAGGTATTTCTACTGTATTATTGTAGTCATCTGCATCATCTATTCTTTTTAATCGATCGAAAACTAATTCGTACGCTGTACTTGATTCAGGTACAGACCAAAGTCTTATCTGTGGCGTTATTTGTCTATCAACATAAAATTGTGAAGGACGAGCTTCATTCTTTTTACTGGCTAAACTTAAATAAGCGTCTCGACCAATTCGAGTTAAAGCTGTGTCTGTTTGATTAGAAGAACCTGAGTTTTGTCGAATAACCGCAGATAGTATATCTATGCTTGCTTGAACATCCATAAAACTAACAGCACTACTAACTGTTGTTGTCGCTGAACTTGAACTTCCTGTTATTGTTTCAGATGCTGTAAATGTTCCAGAAGGAACAGTAATAGCCAAACTTGTACTGCTTGGTTTACTTGTTATTTTTGCTGTTGCTCCACTTGAACTACCAGTAATTGTTTCACTTACTGTAAAACTACCTGAAGCAGTAACAGTCATTGTAAGTGTGCCTAATGGATAGTTTCCTATACCGTCAGCAAGTGTTACTGTTTCCTGTGAAATAGTCCAACGATTAAGACCTCTATTTGCCCAATCTGCAAATAATAAATTTAAAGACCGTTTTGCTGTTTTTAAATCATAACCTGTACGAATTTCTAAACCACAACGTTCATACGCTTCTTCAATATAGTCATCAACAGCTAGTTCAAAGTTTTTTGAACCTGAAACAGCCATTATCTTTTCTTCTTAGTTTTTTTAGCATATTTTTTTGCTGCTTCTTTTCCTTTTTTAGTGTATGGAAATTTTTTTCCTTTTACTTTTGGCATATGACTCTCCTTTATTTAAACCATCCTATTGTTAAATTTCCTACAACTCCTGCTACTCCTCCTAATCCAATAATAATCCAAAAAGCACCTTTCCACCGATTAGCTGTTTCACGGAGTTCACTGATATCTGTTCGCATCTCTTTTACATCGTCCTGAAGAGCTTGAAACCGCTCTTCTAGTCTTGCTAATGCTATTTCTAATTTTTTACTTTGTGTCATTTTTCTAGGCATAAAATATTGTTAACATGTCAGTAACATCAAGTGTGTACTGAACACTCATACCACTATCAAATAACACTCCATGCTCAGGTATTGTTCTATCTACAGTTTGATTAGCTGTTCCTACTGTTCTAGCAGTAAAAAGAACTGTACCGTCTTCAGGTGCACCATTATAAAATGACACTGTACCAGCAGTGCCTCCTGAGACTATAGACATTCCTTTAAGTCTTAGTCTGTTGCTTCCTTCAACAGCTTGGGCACAAAGTGAACCTGATCCAACTGTTATATTAGCAGCATATTGTGCTGAACATTCAACAGCAGATACAGTTAAAAAATACTTAGCCCCTGCTACTGTTTCAGCCGAACTTGTTGATGTTATAACTTCCGTCATAGCATCGCCAAAAACGTCTGTGCCTGTAATAGTGCAAGTTTTAGCGTTGTCTCCAGTTCCTGCAGTAGTAACCGTAACATTTCTAGCTGCACCCCCTGCATGCGTGGTTGCTGCCATAGTTGCTGAAGTATTGGGTCTTGCTGCAGTAACTAAACGATCTGCATCAGCGGCATTTGTGTCACTTACTGTTAGAACTTTTACGTCTGAACTTCCCATATAATTCTCCTAAAAATGTGGGGGATTTCACCCCCACTTAAATTTTATTCAAAAACGTTCCTGCTAATGCATTGGTAATGAATATTTACTGCTTCAGCTGCTGCTGCACCTGCTTCAATACCAATGTATGGAATGAAATCCACATCATCAGTTAAAGCTGCTGTTTTAGCTGCTGCCGTACTTGGTTGTACTGCGGTTACTGCCGTACCGCCTGTGCTTCCTGAAGTACTAGTAATATTATACTGTATACCATTTATGAAACAGGTAGCTTTTCTATCACTGTCAATAACAATTTTTAAATGATAAGGTTTA